TACTTGCAACAAAATAGGGGGATGTGTGGATTTTGAAAAGTTTTGGGTAAATTGGCCCAAAAAGGTCGCAAAGAAAAAAGCTGAAATTGCTTGGAAACGATTGACTGACCTTGAAAAGCGTGAAGCCTTAGAAGCCTTGCCAAAGCACCTTAGACATTGGCAACTTAAACGCACCGAAATAGACTATATCCCGTACCCCGCATCGTGGATTAACGGGCTTAGATTTCAGGATGTTTTAGACATGACCCCAGTTAAAGAAAAGGTGGACAGGTCTTGGATGTTTAGCCAACAAGGTATTGAAAACAAAGCTAAAGAGCTAGGAGTTTTAGGTAACGGCTACGATAGCTACGAAACTTTAAAGAAGAAATGTATGATGCGAATGGGTATGGAGATTGACTGAATACCAATACCAATGTGCAGTACGGCAATTATGCAAATGGCGTAGTCAATGGGGGTTAGCAAAGTTTAGAGAATATCTATCAAAATACCAAATTGATAGTAATTTACTAATAGGCTTTGCAGACCAATGGAAAAAAGGTAACAAAGGTAATAAGGGGGAGTGGAAATGAAAGAGTATGACCCACACGAAGCAATAGATTTTATATTTAAAACAGCACCGCAATACGCTAAGGCAAGCGGTGAACTGGCCCAACTTGAGAACTTTAGGCACAGTCTTAAAGCCATCAAGATGTCGCAAACCGAAGAACAGTCGCTAGGGGCACAGGAACGAGAAGCATACCGCAGTCCTGAATACCAAGACTTATGCAAAGCCATAGGTGTAGCGGTAGAGCAAAAAGAAGCTCTTAGATGGCAATTAGAAGCCGCCAAGATGCGTTTTGAGGCATGGCGTACTCAACAAGCTAATGACAGAAATTTAGAAAGGTTGACACGATGAGAGGATTTGCAGAAGTATTCCTAGATTTAACTCGCACCATTAAACGGGTGCATGAACTTAAACTTAAAAATGACCATACCGAAGCCTATTTTCTTAGTTGCGATATAACCGACTATGCCCAAGAACTAGAGGATGTACTGCAAAAAGATGCAAACATTCAATAAGATAATGCGTAATGCCTACGCCACCCATATTGACTATGGTGCGTTCAAAGGCTTAATACCAACTAACCAAAACTTCTGCCCTAGTAACATAGATGGGATTGCAGAGCGTAATGGTAAGTTTTTGGTGATGGAGTGGAAACGCCCCAATGAAAAGGTTAGCGAGGGTCAAAAACGCCTATTGCAAGCCTTTGCTAAAACGCCTAACTTTACAGTCGTTATTGTGCAAGGCAACACAGATGACGGGCTAGTAATTCAAGACTATTGGCAAGTCCAACCCTACGGGTCATGCGTTAAACTCGGCACAGGTGTGGATGAATTTAAAGCCTTTTATACGATGTGGTACGAATACGCTAATGAATAAAAAAGAAAAGAAACTACATGACGATATTGCAAAACTTGGTTGCGTCTTATGCTACCACTTGGGCTTCAATGACACCCCCGCAGAGCTTCACCATGTCAGAAGATTCGGTGGAAAGCGGTCAGAAGCACCAATACTCCCCTTATGTACCGAGCATCACAGAGGTTCTACAGGTGTGCATGGACTCGGAGCAAAGGCTTTCGAGAGATACCACCAAATTGAGTTCGATACCTTACTAGGTATAGTCAATGCTAGGCTACAACTCTAGCGGGTCAAAGCCTAATTCTGTAGCTACAGCCTTAGCCCTGTTTCTAAAGGTTTTGTCGTGCTTAGTCCATGCCTGAGTGCTTGTATCCCACCGACTAGCATGAATCATCTCATGGGCCATAGTCCTAATTACTGTGTCTAAATGACCGCACCTAGCGTCAGATATAGTAATGGTATGGGCGTGTTTTTCCCCATCATCGTAAAGATATGTACCCATAGCATCAAAGTCGCTATCTACTACAAACTTGATTTCTTCAGGCAAAGGCAAGTCCCAAGACGCAAACGGCTCGCAGCAATACAACATACTGTAGATGTGTTCAATAATCTTAGGCGTAATCTTCATACTTCTAATATTTCACCACGAAACTCTACCTCGTCAGCCCCACAAACTTGAATCATCTCAGGCATTAACAACCGACCTCTTTCCCAAGATGCCATGACAAACCCTTGTCGCCAATCTTTTGCGTTATCTTCTGTGTAGCTAAAACTTTCTGCGTTGATGTCGGCTAAAGTGCCTGTTTGCACACCCCAGTAGGTCTTTTGGTCAAAGGTTGATATAGGACTTAAAGTCAAGACATGGGTATGCCCAGTAAAGATATTACTAAAGCTGGCTTGGACATTGTTGTAGCCTGCGTACCTACCGCCCTTATGCCTGTGTTTAATTACAGTATCTTCATTGACCCAAAACGACCAACAGGTTTCCCAATGGGGGAAATGGTACTTTAAGTTAAAACCATCTACCCCCGAAAACTCAGGGGCACGAGATACCAAAGCTGACTCATAACGCATATCGTGATTACCTAGAGTCCAAATCAACCGACAGCCAGCAGGTCTAACCTTTTCAATGGCATCTAAATGCGTTTTACAGTAGTTTAGTTCGTCTAATACGCTAGGTTGGCGGTCAAAGTTAATCTTTGGGAATCGGCTCAATACAGCCCCGTCAAAGGCATCTCCGTTACAGATAATAGCTTTGGGCTTGAAATGCTCAATAAATTTAATAAGGGCTTTAAACCCTGTCGTAGTACAGTCGGTAAAGTGGGCATCCGAAAAGATAATAACCCGCCCTTTTTCTAATTCCATACCCCGTCTAACGCTATGGGTGGCAGCATCTAGGCGTTCTTGCAGTAGTTCTTGGCGTTTTGCTTTGTCAGCCCTAGCTCTTTCAATATATTCTTTGCTTTTTTCTTGCTTATAACTAAGGTCGGTTACTAGCGTTATATTCTGCCTAATCTCTACTGACCGCCTACGATTCATAACGGCACGAACACCGATACCTAAATGTTCTGCTAATGCTGTGGGGCTAGGATAAGACCGCCACTTCTCTATAAATTCGTCATCACTAATATAATCACCATACTGATTTTTAGCCATACAAGACCCTAATCGTGATAAAGTTAGCATATATTAACCGATTACTGTTAAAAAACAATGGCATACGCAAGAAGAACTGACGCAAATCAAGCAGAAATCGTTAAAACGCTACGAGAAGCTGGTGCTGATGTGTACGACTTATCAAAAGTCGGCAAAGGAATACCCGATTTACTGGTTACTTTTAATGGCGAAACTATCTTGATGGAAGTTAAGCGTGACGCTAAAGCTAAATTCACCGCAGAACAATTAAAGTTCATTGCTAAATGGAAAGGTGGGCCATTAAGTCGGGTAGATAGCCCCGAATCTGCATTAAGAGTGATTGGATTAATCCCAAAACACGACTATAATCAATAAAAACAAGGAGTTTGTATGGAAAATTGTGCTTTATTCGTAGCTACATTACTACATTCTGCGACTAACACGCATTTTTTCCATTGGAGTACGGACTCTTATTCTAAGCATATTGCACTCGCTGAGTACTATGATGGGGTCGTACCTCTCGTAGACCAGTACGCAGAAGCCTACATGGGCAAATATGGCAAATTTATCGCATTTCCAAGCGTGTACCACCAACCCAAAGACCCACTTAAATACTTAGAATCCCTACAAAACTTTGTGGCAGATGCCCGCCAAGATTTACCGCAAGATAGCGAACTGCAAAACCTGATTGATGAAATTGCAGACCTGATTAACACTACGACTTACAAACTTAAGTTCTTGAAATAAAAGGATAAATCATGCCATTAATGAAATCAGGTAGTAAGGAAGCAGTCGGTAAAAACATCAAAGCCGAGATGAAAAGTGGCAAGCCTAAGAAACAAGCCGTAGCGATTGCATTGTCAGTCCAACGGGAAAACGCCAAAGGTAGCCGTAAGTCTAAGCTAGAAGATGCTTATGCTCGGTACATTCAAGAAAAATCTTGAAAATTCTTGAAATATGAGCCGACAAGACCAAATTCGTGCAGCAATGGATAAGCACGATAAGCCAATACCTAAGACTACAACGGGTAAAGGTAAGAATTACTTGCCAACAGAGCAAGGGGCTGGCATGACCGCCAAAGGTCGTGAAGCCTACAATCGCAAGAACAACGCTAATTTAAAAGCCCCCGCCCCAAATCCTAAGACTGATGCCGACAAGGGTAGAAAAGCTAGTTTCTGTGCAAGAATGGGTGGGGTTGTCGCAAAGAGTAAGAACGCTGAACGAGCAAAAGCAAGCATGAGGAGATGGAACTGTGGCTAAACAAGGACTATACGCAAACATCCACGCCAAGCGTGAACGCATCAAAGCTGGTTCAGGCGAAAAGATGAACAAGGTTGGTAGCAAAGATGCTCCTAGCAAACAAGACTTTATTGAGTCGGCTAAGACTGCAAAACCGCCCAAAAAGACTAGAAAACAAATGCTTACCGATAAAATGAAGGATATGTAATGTTTAAAAAAGAAAAGATTAAACCTGAGAACTCTTTGTTGCAACCGCACAAACAGACTGCGCTAGAAAAGAACGAAGATAAGCGTATGAAGCGTAAAGCAGAGCTATCTAAGCACTTTAACCAATTTGTTAAACAGATGGCGTAAATGGCTACATTACCTGAACTTTTGAGGTTACAAGGTGGGGCTTATGTTGGCTACCCACAAATAACCCGCAATAGACAGCAAGGCGGGTATGCTGAAGGCTTTTTGTCATCGGCTGCTGGTATGCCACAAAATCCAAATATGTCGGTGTTAGATTCTAATCAAGCCGCATATCTTGAAGGTCGTCAAGCTGGTGAACCTGTAAACATTGCTGCTATGGCTGCACCTGCCGCAATATTAGCAAATACCCTTAGAAAAACACCAAAAATTGTAGCTCCTGCATTAGATGATGTTGGCATGAGATTACAAACTAGGTTAGATAAAGATTACCCAAGCCTTGTAGAACAATATAAAGCTCTTAAGGACTCTCAAGGCGGTAAAGTATTAAATACGGACATTGCTAGAGAACTCAGCGAAGATTACCTAAAAAACCGCACATTGTCAGCAAATGTACATGAACCTGCTAGTTCATTTATTAAACGCTATTACGCTGATTTATTGGCCCAACCCGCCCAACCAAACGCAAGCGTGTTGTTTACTGGCGGTGGCACAGGTGCAGGTAAGACTTCATCATTAGGCGAAACTTTACCTAATGTTGCTAGACAGGCTGAAATAGTCTATGACACCAACATGAACAAATTGGAATCTGCTCGCAAAAAGATTGACCAAGCCTTAGAGTCAGGCCGCAAAGTAGATTTGGTTTATACCTATCGTGACCCCGTAGAAGCCTTAAGATTAGGTTCACTAAGCAGAGCTATGGGGCAAATAGAAAAGTTTGGTACAGGCCGCACAGTACCCTTAAAAGAGCATATTCGTACCCATACTGGTAGCAAAGAAGTAATGCCGCAATTAATGGACATATACAAAGACAATCCTAATGTGCGTATGGCAGTAGTAGATAACTCATTAGGCAAAGGACAGGCCCGTATATCAACATTAGAAGGCTTGCCAAAACTTGATACAAAATCCCTTGAAAAACAACTGCGTATGGCATTAGACGAAGAATTTAAAGCTGGTAAAATAACTAAGGAAGTGTATGAAGCAAGCAAATAAACCTACTGAACCACATTGGGCACAAGAACTCGTTGATAACCTCAACGCTAAGTTTGCACAATCTAAGCCCACCCGCAAAGAAATAATTAAAGAACAATTACAAAAGAAACAAAAGTAATATAGAATTACCCTAACTTAATCAATCACTTGGATAAGTATGGAAAATAAACAATTAAGAAATATTAAGGGTGCTGGCAGACCTGCTGGTAGTCCTAACAAATCCACCGCATTGGCTAGGGAAGCCATAGCACGCTTTGTTGATGGTAATAGCCATAAGTTACAAGAGTGGCTAGAAGCGATTGCTGATGACCCTAAATACGGCCCTAAACACGCATTTGACTGCTTTATGCAAGTGGCTGAATACCATGTACCTAAACTAGCCCGTACTGAGCATACTGGTAGCGAGGATAAACCCATTCGATATGTGGTTACATGGAAGAAGTAATCGAATATACAGACCTCAATATAGAACTGTATAAGCCTAGAGATGTATTCTTAGACTTTCACGATAGAACCCAACGCTGGGCTGTTATCATTGCCCACCGAAGGGCTGGTAAGACTGTAGCCTGTATTAACGACATTCTTTGGCGAGCTTTGACCGAAACTAAGGAAAATGCCCGATATGCCTACATTGCCCCGTACTATGCTCAAGCTAAGTCTATTGCTTTTGATTACCTTATGCAGTTTAGCGAGCCTGCTAGGGTTAAGCACAATATCTCAGAGTTGTGGGTGGAGTTATTCAACGGGGCTAGAATTCGTCTATTTGGTGCAGACAATCCTGATGCTTTGCGGGGTTTATACCTAGATGGCGTAGTTCTTGACGAGTACGCAGATATGAAGCCTAAGATATGGGGCGAGGTAATCCGACCCCTATTGGCTGACAGACAAGGTTGGGCTACTTTTATTGGTACGCCAAAGGGTCACAATACCTTTTACGACATATACCAGTACGCCACGATTAACAAGAATGAATGGTATAGCTCTGTATTACGGGCTAGTCAAACTAAATTAATATTACAGGCTGAATTAGACGATGCCTTAAAGTCTATGTCTATTGACCAGTACCAACAAGAGTTTGAATGTAGCTTTGAAGCTGCCATCATTGGGGCTATATACGGCACAGAGATGCGATTACTGACCGATGCAGGGCGTATTGACAAAGTTGAGTGCGACACCTTATTCCCTGTGCATACAGCTTGGGACTTAGGCTATAACGATGCTACAGCTATATGGTGGTATCAGGTCGTACATGGAGAGATTAGAGTATTGGATTACCACGAAGCACATGGGCAACCAATTATCTATTACGCTAACCAAATTAAAGAACGACCATACGAATATGGCACACATTGGCTACCGCATGACGCTAAAGCTAAAACTTTGGCAAGTGGCGGAAAGAGCATAATTGAGCAAATTTTTGACAAATTACCTAAAGAATCGTTTAAAATTGTTCCAAATCTGTCATTACAAGACGGCATACAAGCATCAAGGATGGCATTAGCTAGGACTTGGTTTGATGCCATGAAGTGTTCAGAGGGCATTGAATGTTTGCGTCAGTACCAAAGGGAATACGATGAAGATAAGAAAGTATTTCGAGATAAGCCTCGCCATGATTGGACAAGTCATGGTTCAGACGCTTTCAGAATGTTGGCTGTGGCTTGGCAAGATGAAGCAGACACTATTAAACAAAATCAACCGATGCGTGGCATTAGTGTTGGACAGAATGAAGTAACGCTAGAAGAAATGTGGAAATCCACCCCCAAAACCCAAGATAGGAGAATCTAAAATGCCTGAAATCGCAGCCCAATATGGTTTTAAATATGAACATGTAGCCGCATCACAAACCGCCCAAGTATTAGGAACAACAGGTGCAACAGGTGATTATTTACATCGTTTAATTATTACAGTTTCTACATCACTTACTGGAACTGTGGCTTTGTTAGACAACACTACATCCCATGTATTAGTAGCCGCCAATAGTGCAATCGGTGTCTATTCTGTAGAAGTCAACACTAAATCAGTTAATGGTGCTTGGAAGATAACAACGGGTGCTGGTGCTGAAGTAGTAGCAATCGGCAACTTTACCTAGGAATAAGTATGCACGATACGCTTAATAAAACTTACGAGGATTGGTATAACACCATTGCCCAGTATGACAAGTCATTTAGGGAATGGGAAGCAAGAGTTCCCCGAATCATTAAGCGTTATCGAGATGACAGCCGTACTAGGAATAACCCTAATGCTCGCTTTAATATCCTTTGGTCAAATGTTCAAACTATTAGACCAGCTATCTTTGCTAGATTGCCACGCCCTGATGTAAGTCGTAGATTTAGAGATAACGACCCAGTAGGTCGAGTCGCTTCTATGATGCTAGAACGGGCATTAGAGTACGAGGTTGAGCATTACCATGACTATCGTGCTGCTATGGAAAACGCAGTCTTAGACCGACTTTTAGGCGGTAGAGGTACGGCATGGGTTAGATATGAGCCACATATTGTTGCAGAGCAAAACGACTTAAACTCAGGATTAGCAGGTCAAGATGTAGGTAATGGAGTACAGATTACAGAGGATGCCGATGAAGCAGAAACGGAAAACGCTGAACTGGTGGAGTCGCAAGAACGAATTGAGTATGAGTGTGCCCCAGTTGATTATGTCCATTGGCGTGATTTTGGTCATACTGTTGCTCGTACTTGGGAAGAAGTAACGGCTATATGGCGTAAAGTTTATATGGGCCGTCAAGCCTTGATTGACCGCTTTGGTGAAGAAGTTGGCGGTAAGATTCCGCTAGACACTAAGCCTGATAGCGATAAATGGGCACAAAAACAGATGGCGATTGAACACCATCAAGCCTGTATCTATGAGATTTGGGATAAAGAACAAGGCAAAGTCTTTTGGGTTAGCAAGTCAATGGGTGAGATTCTTGACGAAAAAGATGACCCATTACAGTTAGAAGGTTTCTTCCCATGTCCTAAGCCAATGTACGCTACGCTGACTACAGATAGCCTAGAGCCGATTCCTGACTTTGTTCTATACCAAGACCAAGCTAATCAATTAGACACGCTGGCAAACCGCATAGACGGCTTTATTAACGCCCTAAAAGTTCGGGGTGTTTATGACGCT